TCATTATTTGTTAACTTGCAAGCATGAAAGCAATTTTATTTAGAAAATTTAAAGATGATAAACAAACATTAGGAGAGCTTCAGGTGGGTGACTTCTCTTGCTTTACCTTAGAGCTACCAGATTTAAACAATGATGGTATAGAAAATAATGAGGTTAGAAAGTCATGTATTCCAGAAGGAACCTACAGAGTCACAAGACATACATCACCTAAGTTTGGTAAAACGTTTTGGGTTAGAGATGTTCCCGGAAGAAGTGCCATCTTAATTCATCCCGGTAATTACTATTATCATACTTTAGGTTGCATATTAGTTGGAACTGACCAGAAAGATGTTAATAAGGATGGTTTGATAGATAATGTTTCAAGTAAAAAGGCCATGGCTAAGGTGCTTGAATTTGATATTACAGAACTAGAAGTAGTTACAGTATGAAAACCTATAACATAATCAACATAATCCTTGTAATGGTGGTTATCTATCTATTAGTTAAACCTAAGCCAATAGAAAACCCTTACTACTTGAGAGAGGTTAAAGCATCTATTAAAAGACAAGATAGCCTTGTTAACCTTATTAATGACCTTCAAACTAAAAGAAATGAAAGAAAAGACAGTGTTAAAGTTATTGATTCTATTTATATTGATATATCCAAAGACGAACTACGCAACCGTATCAGACACATTGATAAACGACACAATTTGTTTAGACGTTAAAACTGTAGAACATCTATCTAAATCAACAGAGCTTTACTATCTTTGCAAGTCAGACCAAAAAGATAATGAAGAAGAAATTAAACTACTTAGGCAAGTTATTGAAGAGAAACAAACGCAAGAGAACCTGCATCAAGGGGTTTTATCTCAGGCTAGAAACGAAGTAACTAAGCTTAGAAGGCAAAGAACTTTATTATCTGTTGGACTTGGTGGTGCTTTAGTTTCTATTATTGTTTTGGTATTCTAAATTTATTCCTTCTTACGTTTGACTTCATTTGTTGTTCTATATCTATATTAAAATGTTTAGACATATTTAAACAAGTTAAAATTACATCAGCTAATTCATATTTCAACTTATCAAAATTGTAAGTCTTTCCGGCATCAATTTCATTTTGTAACTCATCAACTTCCTCATAAATTTTATCTATAAAATCTTGAACAGTAGTAGAGGGGCTGATTAAACCCCTCTTTATAGTTACTTTATAATTATCTTCAATCAATTGTTTCATTTTCTTGATATGTTTCTGCCTTCCATGCTTCGTTAAACTCTTTATCCGCAAACAACTCGGCTAATCCTGTTATCTGACCTAATCTTAAAACTTCATCTGCATCCATACCCAACTCTTTAGCTATCTTTTTGTCATTCCAATTTCTTTTTTTAAGGTCTAAAACAATATCACTCATTGCCTCAACTCTATGTTTGCCTCTAGCTCTGTTATGTCTAATTGTTGAAGCTATTCTATCTCCCTTTCCTAGTTGACTTTCTCTAATCGTTACAACAGGTAAATAACCGTGAACTCTTTTTTGTATGTCCTCACATTCTTTGCCTACCCTATTTCTATGGAACCCGTCTATAACCTCCCTTGTATCGTCTCCATTATCCATACTAACAATAGGTTGAGTATATGCATCATTTGAAATTGAAAGCCTTAGAAGTTCCATTTCAGGAGGTGCAACCGCGTTAGGATTGTAGTCGTTAGCTGCTACAGTGTCATTTTTAACCCATAAAACACAATCAACTGGCTCAGTATTAAAGGGGCTTATTTCATGCATTAACTTTTTAAACTCGTTAAGAATTAAAACTTTATCGTGCAAGTTATAGTCTTTAACTTCTTCTATAATTTGCTTAAACTTGTCAAGGGTTTCAAAGTTCAAACCTTTACTTTCTTCATTTTGTATTAAATCAAATAAATCCATCTTTCTAATTATTTAAATTTTGCTAATTCTCTTTGTTTCTTTTTTAGTTCTAAATACTTTTTGTAAGCTGCTGTTTTATGTTGAGTGAAACCTAATCCTTTACACCAATAATCATTTCTTAATAATGACTTACAAATCCTTCTCCATGAAGGGGCTTTCTTTTTCGCTTCTAATACAGAAGGAACTTCGTCTGGTATTCCATCAATATACCCTCTTTCTTTCCACCACTTAATGTATGTGAATATTTTATTTAGATAATGTTCTTTTGTTTGAGGTGGTAAAGTATCAAGTATCATTCTACTAAAACTCTCCCATGTATGGTTAGGTGGTAATGTTATCTTTCCATAACCTGTTATATTACCAGTGTTTTGCACATACAAAGCCCCACTATTTGCACCGTTAACTCTAGCAACAACTTTCGCCCAAGTCTCAGGTTCTATTATATGAAACAAATGAAGACCTCTTCTTTGGTCATCTCCATAAGGTTGACATATTCTCTGTTGATGTATTGTTAAACCTGCCTTATGCATCATATCATAAAGCTCATTATGTCTTTTGTTTGGGTTTTTGTAGTGGTAAATCCAAATATCTTCAGTTCTCCAATCGTAAACCGGGTAAACGTTATAACTATTCTCTGTTACTTGTGTTGTCCATTGCTTGTTGTCAAATGTAACCTTTGATGTGCTTGCTATCGTCCTAAATCTATTAAGGCTTTCATCTGTTCTTATACCTACAAATGTAGCGCAAGTTTTACCTTCAGCATACCATTCTCCAAACTCAGGTACAAACTCCTCAAACTCCATTCCATCAGTAAAAAAAGGAAAGTAATCTAAATCTGTTATAGCATCTTTTGGTGGTTGTCTTATCCAATCCTCTTTTACTTCAGAATCCCAACATTTCCAAAATGGCTCAAAATTACTGACTGCATTTCTTAAATGTATAGGAAGACAAACCCAATATAAATCTATGTAATCTTCATACATTTTAAAACACTCTTTAGCATGATCTATTGTAAGTTTATATTGGCCTTCTAAATCAATTAATAAAACACCTACTTTTTGATTTCTCTCTATAGCTTCATCCATTACCATGTGAAGCATTACTGTTGAGTCTTTACCTGCTGAAAATGAAACAGATATTTTTTCAAAGTTATCAAAAGTATATTTTATACGCTCTTTTGCTGCTTCATAAACATTTAATCCTAATCCTATTTTTGGCATAACTCGTAATTTTTAATCCATTTATCAATACAATCTTCTGCTAATTGGTTAGCTATCTCTCTGTAATTCTCAGGAACTTGATGCCATGCCTCCATAGTTACAGTACTAGGTATATTAGCAAACAAACAACAAGCGGCCTGTCCTAAATAAGCAACCTTATTCATTGCTGGATTAGTAAAGTTATGCTCAATTGAGTTTGGCCACTCCTTCAACACTCTATTCATGTATAGATTTGTATTTGAAGGGTGGGAGAATAATTCTACCACTTGCGATATCATAAGAGTTTTATTACCTCCTGATATGTTATTGTAGAATCCGTGTTTGTGGTCTTCCCATAGATTGTATGGGTGGTAAACTTGTTTAAGTTCCATAATGTTACGTTTTTTTACACGTTATTAATAAAGAATGAAGGCTAGAACGTGTAACTACTTGCGACTCTTGCGGAGTACCTTCGGGTCAAATATAACTAAACTTTTTAGTTATTGATTAATTTTTAATTGTTTTTTATAATCCTATAATATCAAACTTAATATACTCTTGGCCTTTAATTGTTTTTACCTTCTTTACGTTAGCTTCATAGATATCTCTATCATCTATCCCATATCTCTTCTGTAGAATGTCCTGAAACGGTTTTATAGGGTTGTCCCAATCTGACAGGCTAGAACTCATACCAAACTCATAATAAACCTTGTATGGTGGCTCTGGTACCTTAATCATTGGGAGTAATAATAGTACTTCTTTCTCATAAGATTTATACTTTTGTGTCTTGAATCTTTTACCCTGCCAAACTTGGTTAACGCTTAAGGGTTTTATACTTATTAAATTCATAATTTATCTAAGTGTATTTCTTTTGCTCTATTATTAAAGGCTTTATTTGAATGGCATTTAACGTGACAATCTCTACATACTGCTATTAAGTTTTCAATGTAGTCCTTTGTTTTACTACCTCCCATTCCTTTAGCCTCTATGTGGTGTATATCCACAGCTTTAGCTCCGCATATCTCACAAGGTATAAAATCAGTTTCATCATATCCGTAGTGGTCTAGGTAGATTTTAGTATGTTTTCTCATACTCTCACATAGTTTTTATATCTACCACCTTTAAAAAAGAACTGTCTATACTCTACCTTTGTTAGCTCTCTTGTTAAGTATTGGTGCTCTGACATACCATAAAGAATTAAAAGCACCTGAGAACAA